AATGAATTTTATTTGCCTCAAACAATTCTGCCATTGCACCTACACCATATAGTGGGTCGTGCTTGTTTTTGCCTGTAAGATGTCCTTGTAATAAAATACCTGTACGTAATACAAATTCTTTTATATTGTTGTCTTGTCTAATTGCTGTTTGAAATCCGTTTTCTTCTATTATCCAATGTGATAAATCATATTTGTGCCACCAGTCACTTATTATTTGTGCAGCAGCTCTAACACCACCACCTTGTTGATTATCTATATCTATACAATAAAGTTCTGAGTTCCACGTATCTATACCCCATAATACTGCAGCTTGATAACCACTAGCTGACGGGTCAAGTCCTGCAACAAGTTGTAATTGTTTTGGAATAGTTCCTGTTACTAAATCTGTACGTTTACAACTATCTACAGCATCAGGACTAAATATCTGTGTGCCTTGTACATATGCTTGGTTAAAATAAACCATTTCAAATATTTGTTTACCACCTGTTGTTTCTGCAGCTTTCATTCTTGACATCAACCATTTGTGTGAACGTTTACTAGACCATAACATACAATCATTATGTTCTTCGTGTGATACTTCAGGTAAGTCACATTCTAAATCGTGTGCAGTTTCTACAATAGATGTGTAGTTGTCGTTGTTTAATAAATGATGATATAAGTCATCAGGGTGCTGTCTTGAGCCAATTACTACTACAGCAGTATGTTCCTCTTTACGACTTGATAATGTTGTAGTCCACCATTGTCTTGTGTTTTCTCTAGCACCAGGTTGCATAGTAGTTTGGTGGTCTTCAATGTCGTCTGCAATTATTATGTCACAGTCTCTTGATAAAATCTTACCACCTTTACCTACAGCTACCATTGTTGGTGACTTAATACCAGGAACTGTCCTAGTACCTACAGTAAATTGATTAGATGCCCACATTTTACCTGACCTATTATCAGGTTTAAAACTTTTGCCTGGTTCACAGAAATCTTCTTTTAATCTATCATTACTCTCAAGTTGGTCTAGTACAGAAGACACAGCATTCTTTGCAATATCCTCGTTACCACCTACCCACATAATTCTTACATTAGGGTTTTTACATATTTGATATACTGCAAAATGTATTAACAGTTCTGTCTTTCCGTGTCTAGGGGGCGACAGTATCAGTAATTCTTCTCCGTTATCTATAGAACTAATTATGTTGTTTATCCAGTTTTCATGAAATTTTGCTGTCTCGTACTTTTCACCAGTTTCAGTAGCAAAGTAATTCTTGCGAAAGGCGGAAAAATTTTTTAATGATTTTTCTGCTTCCTGAGACACTTCCCAATCTTCAGCATCTAGTTTATTTTGTAGGTCTATCTGATAAGCAGCGTTCATTTTAGAGATAGTTGCTATTGGACAACCAATAACTTCTGCTGCCTTAGTAGCAGTTAGCTCACTATTCATAACTTTGTCAGCTAAACCACTATCTACATACTCTTGGTAATACTTACCTTTCATTGGGGTCAATGCAGAGTATTTACTATTTATAGGTTTGTCTTGTTTTTTATTATGCCTGTACTCTTTCATATACTGCCTACGCTGACATTGAGTAGAACAATACTTAGATTTGTTTGCTGTTAACCTTTTTCTACAGTTAGTAGCGTGACATACTTTCTTAGACATATATTCCTATCTTTTTTGTAAAGATTTGTGTAATGATAATTATATGGTAACATACTTTAAATTACAAACATTGGGAATAAGTAATTTGTTACAAGTGAAGTGGCAATCGGGGTGCCGAAAGCTCAGGATAGGTCAAACTATACAGCAGTAACACAAACTGAGTACTCAAGGACTTATGAAATTTTCCAATCAAACCTCACTCCCCCTATAGCCCGCTACGCTCAAAAGGAGTACAAAAACCCTTATCTGACTTACCTTTACAATGTTTTACTAGAATATTTTTTAGTACTTACATATATACAGGTGGGGGTACGCACATTAACACCTGTGGGTCATACGCATTATGCACACGCATATATGCAGGTAGCCCGTACACATAATGCATAGGCACATATGTCATGTGCTTGTGTACACAGATGTATGCACCTATATGCAGGGGTATGCAAGTTAAACACCACCATATGTAGTAGTATTAAGTTCTTTGATACCGAATGAAACTCTTAGACTATTCTTATAGAATAGAGTACAATGAAGTACACAACATATTGTGTTTCCCAATGAAACCACTAGATGTAGTGGGTATTGCCGAGAGGTAATAGTATTTAACCCCTTACTTTAGTAAGGGGATTAAATACATTAATCCGTGTGAGAGAGGTTGAGAAAATGCCGTGCAATTACTGTGGGTCTTCCCGTAACACATCATACTACACAGGCGACTACGAGTGCTACGTGTGTAGGAGTTGTGCCGTTGACGAGGTTTAGGGTATTTAACCCCTTAACTTGTTAAGGGGATTAAATCCCTATTGCTGATGAAAAAACAAAGCATGAGCCGTTGAGGTGGAGCTAAAACACGTGTCAGCTACGTGTACCTGCGTGTGCAGGTGGACATGCCTATATGTATGTGGGGTGTGTCCAAGTGTACACACATACGAGAGGAGCTTGTAATGAGCAAATTGATAAATACAAATACAACAACTGTGTTCAACGTTCGTGATGACAAGAACGCACCTATCCCTAACTACTTCGTAGTTAAGAACAACGAAACCAAAGAATACTTTGTTTCAAGCGTACAGGTAGGTGATGTGAGCGAGCTTACGTCCGAGAACACTGTTAGTCCAATGACTAAAAACTACGCAGACGCACAAGATATGGTTAAAGTCTTAGGTGCAGATGTGACACTCAAGCACATCACACCTGAGGGATTAACCAAAATCCGTTCAGAACGTGGTAAAAAAGCATGGGCAAAGAAAAAAGAATTAGCTAAAGCTACTAGCTAGTGTTTATCTCGCACCCACCTGTGATGGTGGGTGTAGGATATACATTAACTGTATATTATACTGTAAATATCCGTTCTAAAGAAAAGGAAAGATAATGATAAAAAGCATAAAACAATATAGTAATGACCACACACGTGTGGGTAGGCTAATCATTTGGCTGGCTTATGCGTTGGGATTGCATGATGAATGCTACCCAAAAGCCCTTACAGGCGTAAAAGAGTGGGAGTGTTGGTGCATTTAATATTTAACCCCTTAATTTATTAAGGGGATTAAATAATTAGATTGGAGATTTTATGAGTGTCCGTGTAAGTGGAAACGATAGTGACATGTTATGCGATAATTGTAGACAAAACAATTATGCACGTGTAGGCATACATAGCAATGTCAAAAGTACTGTACACGTAATGGTGATGTGCTTTTCATGTAACTACCGAACAGTAAAAAAGTTAAGTACGAAAAGGAACTTATGACATTACACGACAAAAATTCCCCACGCTATCACGCAGGATACGACTTTACGTTTCCTAAAGAGATATTTAATTATCGCAGTGATTTGTATGAGGAAGTAAAACGAATACATAAACAAAAGAAACGTACATACGACCTTGACGAGTTCAAGAGACGTTTGTATATAGATTAGTGTACAGTGGTGTGTCATCTGATGCACCACATACACGGAAAGTGAGAAAATAATATGGGTGAAAGAGCAAATGTTTTGTTGTATCAAAAACTACCAAAACACACAGCAGTAAATCCAAGCGATAAGGATTTGTATAACTACAGTCCTGTCATTTATACACATTGGGGTGGGTATGAAGTCAAAAAGGTTGTGCAAGAAGTAGCACAACAATACAAAGAATATACAGGTGACGCTAATTGGGAAGTAGATATGCGTACAGAAGTTGAACGTGTGTTTCCTAAATTACTTGTTGCTTGTATGAAAAACGAATTAGAACCATGCGTATACAACTTTGATATGCGTGAGTTTCAACACGAGTTGCCGAAGGGTAATGACATGCCGATTATCGCAGATGATTGGGGTACATTACTTGTAAATATTAATTCATGGTCTTATGAAACATTAGAATACGATTGGAGTGATGTAAATGTTTAGTATGCAAGGGTTATTTATAACCTTTATGTTCGGTGTATTGGTGGGTATGACTGTATTCACCATTATGTACATGTTCAATGAGATAAAGAACAATCGTGCAGAAGAAAATAAACGTGCAAAACTAAGCGAAGATTTCATGCAAGACTTCTTCAGGGATAAAGAATAATGATTTGTTCTTACGTTTACGATAATCTTGAAACATGCAAAGAACCTGTAAAAGAGATAAATTTTGCTGATTTAGGTTTACGTGAAAATGGAAAAGTTATACATCAAATCGTGTGTAAAAAACATATAATTTAACCCCTTAATTTATTAAGGGGATTAAATTATATAGAAAGGAGCTGTTGTGAGTTGCAAACAAGGCGTTTCACGATATGCGAAAAACGTTGATAAAAATGATGAGCTTATTACCATTGGGCATAAAAGCGTTCCCGTGATAGCTGTTAGCCGTTCGTTTGGTAAAACAACAATTACGTATGGGGATACGAATAAACCAACGCAAAAGGTCTTTGGTGACAACGATAACGTTGTTATCAATGAGAATATTTATCGGCAACGAATGAAACCCAACAGGTAAAAGCTATTGCATACACTCTCCATAACCTTGTACTGTGATACAAGGGGGTGTGTGCATAGCTTAGTGTCTATTGTGTGTATCTAATTTCCCTGTTAGTACGTATAAATACCACACATGGTAGGCACTAAGCTATCTATAAGTGCTAAATGTAGAAATATTGAAATATATTTCAATCCCAATGGGCAGAATTAGGCACTAGCAAGTAGGTAGCTTGTAGCACATAGCAAAATTCCACAAATGAAACGAAAGCAAATGGTTGGATAGTTGTGTGTTACAAGCTGTCTATAAGAAAGGATAGGTGATACATATGTTACCTGACGGCATGGTTCGTAAAGAACCACCAAGCACTACGCAACGTGGTGGGCGACAACCTAAGATTTTGTCACAAGACAAAGTTAAAGTGTTGTTGAACAATCCAAACACGTGGTACGTAATTGCTACACAAGATACATGGTCTAGTGGTGTTGTGCAGAATATACAAAGCATGACACAACGGAACATATCTCACTTGAAAGATAAAGGGTCTTTTGAGTGTAAACAAAGAAGAAATGAAAATACTGGTGTGGACTTGTTTTGCAGGTTCGTACCGAAAGGATAAATACAAATGAGTAAAAACAAAACATGTTGGGATTTAGCCCAACTCGTAATCGGTAATTCAAACAGAGTACTCTTATACGGACCTCCAGGTACGGGTAAGACACACACTGCAGTGAAAGAGAATACACCATTGAACATCAATGGGGAACCAAACGTATTCCAAATCACCATGACTGAAGAAAGTTCAAGTGCAGACTTAATGGGCTTTTATCAGATAGGTGATAATCAGCAGTTTGAATGGCATGACGGCATAGCAATTCAAGCATGGCGTAATGGTGGTAGGTTAATCATCAATGAGATTGACCACGCTTCACCTGACGCTATGACATTCTTGCATGCAATACTTGATGACAAATCCATTGCAGGTATCACTCTCAACAACCGAGAGAAAGAAACTGTACACCCTGCAGAGGGCTTTCAAGTAGTTGCAACAAGTAATGCTGACCCCGAGAGCTTACCTCAAGCAGTCAAGGATAGGTTTCCTGTATCTATATACATGGATAGTATCAATCCAAAAGCACTTGAGAAGTTTCCCGAGGAATGGCGTGAGGTCATTAACGATACTGCTACAAACAATGAGGAGTATGAACGTATCTCTGTTCGTAAATGGGAAGAATTTTTCAGACTTACAGATGAGCAAGGTGTGGATATGGACGTTGCAGGACAACTCGTATTC